GACGAGCATAAAAAACTCTGATTTCACTGGCGTTAATTCAATAAATGATGCTGTGTCTCTTTATGCAGGATGGACAACAAAAGAAACCGGAACACAGTATAGTGGCTCACTTGACGATTTACGCTTTTACAGTTCCGCTTTAACCGCCCCGATGGTCGCAACACTCTACAACGGTGGTCATGGCGTGAAATACGTGGCATCCCAAATCGCCGTAGAGCCGTCTGCAACATGGAACATGGACGAAGGAACGGGAACAGACATAGTTGATGAAATTGTCCCACTGACAGGGGCATTTACTGGCGGGGTTTCATGGGTATCAGGCGGTGTTCCGTTTGGTGGTTCCGCAATGTCCGGCCCCGAATTCATGGACGAAATGGAAAGTTGGTAAATGCAAGAACTGGTTGAAGCAAAACAGGAAGAAAACAAAAAGATAACAGAAATCCCACCCGAAGACTTGGCGGCTGTCAGCCCGGCTTATTGGTCAAGCGCAACATGGTCCCCAAAACATGGCCCACTAATCCTTGCAAACGGGGCAAAATTCTCGTTCGAGGGCCGCGAATACCTCAAAGAATACCTCGAAACAACCTGTGTCGAAAAAGTATCCATGAAAGCAACAGGCGGTGGTTATTCAGAATGCGCTATCGTCAGGTCAATTCATGGGATGCGATATGGGAGATACCCGCAGGGTGTGGGGTATTACTTCCCCACCGATACCGACATGCAGGATTATGTCAAAAGCCGATTTGACCCCCTGATTAAAGCCAACAAGGAAATGATTGGAAAGTATATCAAAAGCGGTGGGAAAGGCACAGACGCCGCAAGCTTAAAACGTATTGGTAACTCTAACCTCTATATGCGTGGAACTACCATGAAGCCCACAGATGGCGGTGATGGGGCAAGGCAGTCAACAAAAGCCACAGGAATCCAGATTGACAGGGCGGTTTTGGATGAAGTTGATCAGATGGAAACGGAGATTATAGCAAAAATCCGTAACCGTATGGGAAATGCTTGTGTTGACGGTATTAAAGGGTTCCATGAATTTGAGTTTCTTGGTAATCCATCGGACGAAGATAGGGGGGTTGACCTTCTTTGGCAGGGATCAGATAAGCGATATTGGTATCGATATTGCGATTGCGGGGCGTGGACCTGCGCAGAAATAGAGTTCATCGACGATCCCGAAAAGTGCGTAGGCTTTTACCCTGACAAAGACGAGCGACTTCGATATAACCAGCCAATAGGCTATATTCGTTGTACAAAGTGCGGGAAACCTATCGGGATACGCCGAGGGAAGTACATTATCACCGTTCCAAGCGTAAAAACAAGGGCTGGATTTAATTGGTCACACCTTACGAGTGAATACCATGACCCGGCCAGAATACTTCGTGATTACAGAAACCCACCCGAAAATAACTTCGCTGACGTAATGCGATTAGATTTAGGGCTTGCTTATTCAAGTCAGGATGAAAAACTACGAAAAGAAAACGTTTATAACTGTTGCTCTAATAACGGGATACCACAAAGACATGATGGGCCATGCGCGATGGGTGTTGATAATGACGACAATAAACACGTTGTTATCGGTGGCCGAACAGGAAACGAGCGATATGAGTTATTCAAAACATGCCGTGTTGATGATTTTGAGGCAGTATATGACCTTGTTCTCCGGTTTCATGTAAAATCGTGCGTCGTTGATATTCGACCAAACAAAGATTCGGCCGTTAGATTTGCTAAAATGTGCTCTCAAAAAGGGTGTCGTGTGTTTTTGTGCGAATATAAAGAGTCAATCCTTCAAGATGCTGTTTTTAGCGATGAAACGGGGATTGTTAAGTGTTACCGGACGGGTATTTTTGACGAATCACATAGGGTTTTCGTTAATAATCACATTATCTTGCCACGCCGATGCGCGGAAATTGATAATTATGCAATACAATGCTGTAATTGTGTCAAGCATAAAGATATTGACAAACGCAGCAAACAAGTGGTATACAGGTATAAAAAGACAGGTGGCGGGAATGACCATTTACGAAACGCCACAAATTATTTCTTGCTTGCCTGTAAAAAAACGGGCCTATTGAAAAGAAATTATGGAACGAATGATATGGAAGCTGATTGCATCATGGACTATTCTGTGATTTAGGGAAAATATTATGGGAAGTTTAAGCAAGCCAAAGAAGCCAGACGCACCAAAACCAATCGCCCCCGCTGCTACCGTAATGGATACTGAACCAGCCGCCGATGATGCGGTGAAGAAGCAGCGCAGGGCAAGCGGATACCAGAAAACAATTCTCGCTGGTGCGCTGACTCCAAATACCGGACTAAAAACTGCTCTCGGCTGATAGGAAAGAATCATGGCAGATAAAATCGCACAGGACATTATTGCAGAATGGAACCGTGAAGATTCTGACGCCTCGAATGTAATGTCGTCGTATCAATCACAAGCAGACCACTTTCTCCCGCGTGAAAACAACATCACAACGCAGAACACGCCGGGCGATGATAAGTCACTACCGATTATTGACGGGACTGGCAGAAAAGCATTCCAGAAAATGACCTCTGGATTAAGCGCCGTCTTTTTCCCGCCCGGACAATACTTTTGCCGGCTATCACCTCAATCACAATCAAACGTCAGCAATAACGCAATAGTCTACCTGAATAGAGCAACTGATATTCTCCATAATGAATTGTTCAAGCCTGCTTGTAATTTCATTCTTGAAATTAACGAAAGCATTGTTTCATGGGCTGGTTTTGGAACGTGTGATATTCAATCTTTGTGGGATAAGGAAAAATTGCAGTTGACGTTTCGTGATTGGGATGTTTCTAATTTCAGGTTTGGCGTTGATGCGAGTGGGTATCCAAATCGTTGTTTAATCAGATGGCAGTATACAGCGCAACAGGCGTTTGAGAAGTGGGGAGAAAAAGCGGGTGAAAAGATTGTTGCCTGTATGAATAGCGATGATGCAAAAAAATCACAGGAAACGTTCTGGTTTATATGGCGCGTTCAGCCGAGAAGAAACAGAAGCAATATATTAACCGACACAAAAAATTATCGGTTTGAAGAAATTGTTGCCAATGAAACTGAAAAGGTAACGGTCGATGAAAGTGGATATAAAGAATTCCCACACCATATTTCACGATGGCTTACGTCGAGTCAGGAAAAATGGGGATATGGACAGTTTGCTTTTGGATTGTCGATTGATAAGGAACTGCAGGTCCAGAAGAAAGCGTTGAATCTCTGCGCCGATTTGCAGAATAAACCGCCTTATCAGACATCATCTTCGTTTGAAGGTACACCAAAGATTTACCCCGGTGCAAACAATAGAGTTATGGAAATGGATTCAGTAAAACCGCTTGCAGGCGCATTTAGCGGGAACTTCCCTATCACCAAAGACACGCTTGAAATGACTCGTGACGATATTAGGGATGTATTCCTTGGTCCTGTGTTTGCCCCACTTGATAATTTAACGGGAGACAGACGAACACAGCTTGAAATTCAGGAACTTATCAATGCTGGTTATCGACAAATGGTACTACCGGCAATACGTTTCTATAATGAATGTTTAACGCCATGCGTTGAACGGTGTGTCCACATTTTACACGACAATCATCGATTTGATGAACTCGGAGAAGTACCAGAGGAATTAGGTAATGGCTTCAAGGTGGAATATCTTGGCCGATTAGCATTGGCGATACAAGAACAACAGTCGGACGCTCTACAACGATTTGCTCAATTCTCAATGACAATGGATCAGGTTGTACCAAACTTTACGAGCGACACGATTAATTCTGATCGGGCTGGTCGAAGAATGGCAACAACGTTTGGCGTCAATGAATCCGACCTGAATACAGATGAAGAAAAGGCCGCAATCCGAGAGAAGCGACAACAGGATTTACAGGAACAAAAGGAAATGATGGCGATGCAAGCAGCGGGTAAAGCTTATAAAGATGGGTCCGGTGCAGCAGAGGCCGGAAGTCCGTCAGAAGCATTGATGGCAGAGGTGTCATAATATGGAACAAGACGAAGAACAACTTATCAAGGACGCAAAGCTAACGTTTGAAACGCCGCATGGAATCCGTGTCCTTGAAACCATAAAATCAATTTGCAGGGGTAATACGAATCAAGCATTATTCTGCGAAGAATCAACACAACAAACAAGTTATAATCTTGGCGCAAACTTTGTTTACCGATATATTCAGCATTTGGTGGACACTGATTTAAGTGAACCTAAAACAGAAGATTGCATAACAGAAATCGAAACAGAGAAGAAAGGAATCTAACAATGCCAGACGAAGCCACAGGAACAGAAGAAACACCAGCAGTTGAAACAGTCGGGGATAATATGGTGACAATGGTTGGCACTACCGAAACGCCCGCAGCCACTGAAACGCCAGCCGCTACTGAAACAGAAACAACCACCGAAAGCTTTGTCAATCCCGATGGAACACTGAAAGAAGGATGGATTGATAAAATCGTTCCAGAAGAACACCGAAAAAACACGACATGGCTTGGAATCAAAAAGGTTGAAGATTTTGCAAATCAGATTTCACACCTCAATTCAAAGCTTGGCAAGCAGGGCAAGGGTGTGTTCCCGCTGTCAGAAAATTCAACACCGCAAGAAGTTGCAGAATTCAGGGAGGCTATGAATATCCCTGAAAACCCGGCTGGATACGAGTTCAAAGTACCCGAAAACCTGAAACAGTATTACGATGATGATACGATGTTGAATCAGGCCAGAGAGTTGTTTCATGGCGTAAACCTCTCAAAAGAGCAGTTCACGGCAGTTATGGCGGCAGATGCCATGCGTGTTGAGGAAAGCAACAAGGCGATGCAAGAAAACCCGATGGATTTCTATAAAGAAATTCTACCGCTTGCCGGACCTGTATTGTTGGCCGAAGGTGAAAAAGCCATGCGTGAAAAATGGGGTGATGCCTACGATTCACGCCTTCATTACTGTAAAATGGCGATTACAGAGAACACAAAAGAAGGCGATGAACGTAATATATTGATGGAAAGGTTCGGAAATGACCCTGATTTTGCTGATTTCGTGGCGACAATGTACCTAAAATCACATACTGAATCAAACGGCGTCGATACATCACTTGGTCACGGATCAACCTCACAGAACCTTGACCAGAGAATTGCAGAGATTGGAACACAATTAACGCAAGATCTAAAACTTCAAGATCGGACCAAATACAATAGCCTTCTGATTAAGAAAGAGAAGCTATTTAAACAAAAATTCCCTGAAAAATAAGAAATTAGTTGCTTTTTTATTTCTTATAGGCATATAATAATAGAAAATCACGGATAATTCCTTGTGAACCCGCGTTGACAGGCCGAAAAGTGGCACGTTGAACAACAACGCAAAAAGCAGGGGAACCCTCGAAAGAGGACAATTCGCCGAAAATCGTTATTTAACATGATGTTAAAAACTATTTAGGAGATTGTCCTATGAGTTACGAAGTAACCACAGCTTTCCGTAATGAGTACACCAATTCATTTATGATTACCTATCAGCAGTTGAATCCGTTTCTCAAATCATCGGTACGAAACGAAATGCAGAACGGCGAAGAAAAGTTCTGGGATTTCATCGGGCGAACATCGGCGCTTAAAAACCGCGCCCGTGGTGCAAAGACGCAGCACATCAGCACGCCACACACCCGTCGGCGCTGTACGCTCAATTCTTATACATGGTCAGATACAACGTCTGATCTGGATAAGATTAACATGATGAAAGACCCCAACAGTGATTATCTCAAAGTTGGCGTTGCGGCAATCCATCGTGGCGGTGACGAAGAAATTCTCGCGGCAATGGGTGGAACGGCCTATGCTGGCAAGGGTGGGACTATCAGTGTCAATAACTATGACATTGGCGAATCACGGCTGATTGATGGTGATGGCAATATAGTTACCGCTGGTAGTGATCATTCAGATACCGCACAAACAGCAATTACGATTGCTAAAATCGCTTTGTGCGGTGAATTGATGGACGATGCTACGGTTCCGCAGGATGGTCGATATATGACCATGAACCCATATAACAAGTGGCAACTGTTACAGGATGCAAAAGTCGGCAGCGATGAATACAACAAAATCAAAGCGTTGTATGCTGGCGAAATCATGGACTTTATGGGTTTCCAATTCATCTTCATGCCGACAGAGCGATACACTGTTAATGCGACAGATACTGCTTGTATCGAATGTTACGCATGGCAACGTGACGCGGTTCTTCTGGCAACAGCAAAGAATGTAACCACGAAAGTTGACCCGTTGCCCGATGAGAATTATGATATTCAGGCATTCGCAGAAGCCTTCTACGGTTCGACTCGTTTGCAGGGTCCGGGCGTCATTGAAATGTTGCTCAAAACGTCTGCGTAATTAAACAAAAATGAAAACCCATTTTTAGGAGATTATATTATGGGTACTGAATTAACACAAAGCAGACATCAGGTTCTTTCTACGCCGCCTATCATCGTCGGCTATCCCAAAGAGGGGTTGTTTACGCCTACGGCGGCGCAGAATCATCGGCTTGGTCAACGACTGTTAGATAACCATGACCGAAAATTCCGTTACTGCAAGAATGGTGGTGTTGAGTTGGCCGCTGGTCTTATGGGCCAGTCCGAGGCCATCAATGCAAATATGGCGGATGAGGTCCAAGACCCTTACACTACGTCTATTGGCGACACCAGCATTACGGTTATCATGACAACCTCGAATGGAATCAGTGATGGCGAATTGGCTGATGGTTATCTTGTCACGCAGGATGAGACAGGTGAAGGGTATATGTATCCCATCAGGTACAATGAATGGATTTCGGGTGATACGGTTATGCGGATTGATTTGTACGAAGCAATCCGAGCAGCCACAGACGCAACGTCAGAGTTAACATTGGTCAAGAATACGTCTCGTGACATTGTTGTTATGCCGACAACTGTTGCCGGTGTTGCGGTTGGTGTGACGAACATGGTTGTTACGATTAATTACTACTACTGGGCGCAGGTCAAGGGTCCGTGTGCGATGATTGTGGACGCTGGTGATACACTTGTCGTCGGTGCTCTTGCTGGTGTTCCCGGAACGCATGGTACGGATGGCGCAGTAGGCATCCCGGCAATCACAACTGATGTATGGGGACGGACAATCTATGTCGCAGCTTCTGGCGAAACTGCCCTCATTGACCTTAACCTCGAATAGAAAGGTGGTATGTTATGAGTAATGTATATTTCCCTCTCTATCCAACAGTAGGTGTTCCAGAACACGGACCGGGTACAATTTCGGCGTCACAGTCTTATGCTTTGGGGACGAAACTTGAAGCCCGCGATGGCCGTGTCTGGCGTTATGCTTTGGCTGGTGGAACAGCGTTAAGTCCCGGCTTGATGGGCCAGTCAGAGGCGATTGCCGCCGAAGCTATCGATGAGGCTCAAACCGGCTACACAACGAGTATTGGTGACACGTCTATTTCTATTCTTTTAGCCACGTCAAGCGGTATTGAGGATAGTGATTTGGTTGATGGGTGGTTGCTGATTACCAATGGAACCGGCGAGGCCCATTACTATCGGATTGCCACGAATACATGGACTACTGGCGATACGGTAATGGCTCTGACGCTCCATGAGCCGATTATCGTGGCGACGATAGCAACGACCGATATAACAGTCGTCAAGAACCTTTACAACAGTGTAATTGTTGCTCCGACGGCATTGACCGGTATTTGCGTTGGTGTCCCCAATTTAACGGTGACAGCGAATAACTACTACTGGGCGCAACGTCGCGGTCCTTGTGCAATGGTTCGGGATACCACAGATACATTGGTTGTTGGCGAAAAAGCTGGCTATCCTACGGCTATTGCAGCTGCGGGCCAAGTGGGTTTACCCGCTGCAACCGACCACGTTTGGGGAACTGTTATCCAAGTTGGTGCTGACGGCGAATCTGCGTTCATTGATTTGTCTCTTGAATAAGAAAGGCAGGTTTAATTATGGCGATTACTACAAATTCATTCACAATTCAATCGCTACCGAGTGCCGGGAAAGACTTCCATCTGTCGATGTACAGCGCTGATGCGTCAGACGAAGAAGTTGTTGTAGCCGCTGTTTCTGGAAGCTCTCACTTTCTTACCAAGTTGATGTTTCGTAGCGCCACGGCATGTACTGTTTCAATCGGTTCTGGTTCAGATGGTACAATGACAACGCTTCATTTAGGCCCAATACCATTGAATGCGGCAAGTGGTTTCTTTTCGATTTCATTTGGTGGTAAAGGGATGCGATGCGATTCCGGCCTTGCGTTGGTCTTAATTACTTCTGCAACCGCACCAATAATGATCTACGCAGAAGGCAAAACCTGTAACGATTCTTTGAAATAAAAGATTGTTTTCGTTTCTGTTTGCTGTTCATGCAATAGGGTAGTGGGCCTGACCGGACTCACTACCCAATTTTTAGAGGTGTAATGTGGCATACACACAAAACGACATTGACTATTTCATCGGACCGGCACTGGACAGAATTGCCGCCAAACAAGTGACATTTGCAACTCAAACCACCGTTGAAGCCCTTGCTGTTCTCCGTCATTTCGAGCAAACAAGAGATTCTCTAATACGCTCTTATGAATGGCCTTGGGCTGAAACACAGGACGAACTCTATATCATCAGCACAATGACACTGGATACAATGCCGACAGCGGCATGGTCCGTTGCGGATGTGATTACAGGTATTACATCGGGTGTTTCAGCGACTATCCTGACAGTGACTTCAAACACTGAATACATTCTTAAATACAAAAATGGAACCTTTACTGGTGGGGAAACAATTACAAACGCCACAGTCTCAAAAGTCTATTGGGAAGGTATCGAGGTTTCGTACGAATCAGAAACGGTTTATTCATATAGTACGGCATCGACTTATCAGGTGAATTGCGGGGCAGGATACCCGTCTGTTTCGGCTGTAACACCAAACCACAGCTGGACTTATCAATATTATCTACCGTCTGATTTTATCCGTCTAACGGGTATCTATGAGGATGATGGTTCTGATTTACCATGTGATCGATGGGAACGTCAGGGGGACAGGATCCTGACAGATTATTCAACACTGAATATTACGTATGTCAAGAAAGTTACGGACCCGACACTCTTTGAAGATTTGTTTACAGAAGTATTGATATTGCGGTTGGCTCACAAGCTTATCAATCCGCTTGCAGGGATGGCATCACAGAGATTTAAAGACGAATTGCGTGAAGAATTACGAACCGCCGAAGCAAGGGCAAGAGTGATTGCGAGTCAAGAAAATAACACGTCTGGTTACGACAGTTTTAATCGGGCCAGATTCGGCTCATAAGAAAGGTTTATCATGGCTGATTTAAAAGAAATAGCAGAAGCATTATTAAGTACAACAACGGTGTCATTTGCGGCAACAGGGCAGACGATACTTTATACTGTGCCAACGGGGAAAACCTGTATTGTAACAAAGGCAATAGTGGTTGCTGGGGCAGATGCAGTAGAGTCCGATATTACTATCGGAGTTACGGGGACTTGGGACAACTGGCTTGGTGCTAATGGCATTGGCGGGGCGGACCTTGCGCTTGATGAACTCGATGCCGCTGGCGAGTATACTATAATCACCCCCGTTACTGATACGGCCACAACCGTAGGTTCTGTTAGTGTGCTTACAAGATATACCGCTGGTGAAGTTATTAAAGTTGATGTAACAGTGGCCGGTGGTGGTGCTACAAATACGATACATCTTTTTGGTTTCCTCATTGATGCATAAGGGTATGACGTGGCAAATGAAATCAAACTTGGTTATCTTACAGGACAAACATTAACTTACGCCGTTTACAATCCAGACGGAACAGAAGTAACAGCTCCGGCTACATCACTTCCTGAAATCGCAGCGACAGGATATTACACAGCTACTAATGGTGACATTGCCGCTGGCGATATTTGCATCGTGTCCGATACCAATGGTGTCTTGTTTCAAGGCGAATACCTTCCTGATGTTACTGCTTCCGTTGTTAGTGCTGAAATTGCCGTGGTGGATGCTAACGTGGACACGCTGATCGTTGACCAGCAAACCGTTCATAATGACTTTCCATTGGAAACGGACACTAATGCTCAACCGAGGATAATCAATCTATGAGTACCAATCAAGCCATCGTGTCATTCAATTCAGGCATCCTTTCGCCGAAGGTGGATGTTCGTGTCGATACTGAAAAGTTTCGTGCCGGGTGTCGTCGTCTTGAAAATCTTATCCCCGAAAAGTATGGATGTGCTACGAAACGTCCGGGGTTTAAATACATCGACACATCTCACGGTTCCGCAACGATTGTTCGCATGGAGTCTTTTATTTATAGCGCGTCAATATCCTACAAGATTGAGATTGGTGAATACTACATGCGGTTCTATTACGCCGATGAAGTGTTAGTTGACGGAAAGTCTAACGAGGTTATTATTGAAACGCCATACGAAGAAGCCGATATATTTTCGCTTCAAGTAAAGCAGATTGGCGATGTCATGCGGATTACTCATCCGTTATATCCACCAGCGACGTTAATGAGAACATCGGCTGTATCGTTTTCTTTAATGTATATTCCATTTATCAA